CACCCGGCGAGGTTGTTATATTTGGTGGTGTTAAAGAAATCACAAAAGCCACAGAATTCATGGATACACGAGTAGCTGGTGTTATATCAACTAGGCCCGGCTTTAAACTAAATGCTAAAGCAGGCACGAATAAAACCCATCCTTACTTAGCAGTAACAGGGCGCGTACCGTGTCAAGTAACTGGTGTCGTACGAAAAGGTGACTTGCTAGTAACTTCATCGGAACACGGTTGCGCTGAATCAGCTAACAATGCTAAACCCGGAACAATTATAGGCAAAGCATTAGAAGATTTTAACGGCGATTATGGAGTTATTGAAGTATTTGTTAACTTGATGTAATGATTAATTTAATCCACATTCCAAAAACTGGTGGCACTGCCATACGGCATTCGTTGAGGGGAAGTGGATGCAAAAACATCAAGTACCCAAATACTCATGCTTTCTCCCTATTTTCTAAAAATAATCAGAATATCGGCTTCATAGTAAGAGATCCATGGGAGCGGTTTTGTAGTGGTTTTTGGGATTTTAAGACTACTTTGCAAAGAATACCCTTAGCTAAAAATGCTGAGAATTTGCCGTATGTAATACCGCATAAACCACAACAAATGACTGAAGAAGAAAACTTTATTTTAGCAAACATTGCTGACCCAAATTCTTTCGTAGAATGGTTAATTGAAAAAGACGGCAACGTTGATTTATATTCGAGAGAACTTAATTTACACAGTGATTTAGGCATGATGACTTGTAGTTTATATTACTGGTTAGGTGATCTTGAAAAATACAAATCAGCTGAAAGTAACGTAAACGTTGCTATAGACATAACAGCGTTATCTTCATACATGTCTAACCACCATGAAGTAACTATGGTTTCTAATCCGTTCGGTGCAAGAAGCAGAAAACAGTTTAATATAGAACAGCCGTACACTGCGACTGAAAGTAATTTGAATTGGTTCAAAGAATGGCGAAAGGATGATTATTTATTAGTTGATTATATAAAAACAAAAGAGTATTATTACGAGGAGTCATATGCATTTTAAAATTTTAACGGCGATTATGGAGTTATTGAAGTATTTGTTAACTTGATGTAAGCCAAAATCAGCTTTATAGATAAATAACAGTAAAGCAATATTTAATCTAGGAGATTTAAACCATGGCAATTAATGCTGCAGAATGGTCCGTCGGCGTAAACGGGGATATCCGTCACGTTACAGGTACTGAAACTTATACTGTGTTAGAATTACACAGATGGTTACAAGACTTGGCTGATAACGAATCAACAACTTCGGATGACTTACTTGACATTACAAGTGATACCCCTTCCGAACGTTCAACGGACAACATTATAACACTAAATGCCCCATACAACATCGATGATGATGCGGCACAATATTTATTTGCTGGATCCATTACGCAAAGTGGCGGAGACACAGTTTATTCAGGACTACAGGTGCTAGGCGCGGTAAACAACGCGGCTACACAACTTATGGTAATCCAAAACAGTCAACTATATCCATTTACACCAGACCCAACTGCTCCGTTCTGGGGTGACCAATCGAACACTATTACAGGTGACTTTGGTTACAACGGCGCACAAGCATCTGGTGTACTTATGAGATGTATGATTAAAACAAGAGAATTTGGAGCCGATATTAACGGTAAGCGAATTAGGGTACAAGCACGTCATTGGGGTGATACATATGACTTCTTTAACGTGACACTGGGACAGGGTGAGTCGGTAGCGGCGATTGGTACTACACCGGACGCACAGAACGATACTCCTGTTGGAACAGTGACTACTTACACCCACGTTGTTAACTCCGGCGGAACAGCAAATGCTCCAACTGGCGGCTTTCAAGGTATCGACCTTAACAACGGTGAAGGCTCATTTGACTACTACTCACAGTGGACATATGGTGCTGACACTTCCGGCGACGGACTTAAGGGTATTTGGGAATACATTAAAGAACTTTCAGGTCACGGTTCACCGTTAATTGATGCGCAAGACGAAACCTCGTATGACAATGCCGGTAACAACGGTACGTTTACAGCAGGAACTAACTATGCAATATCCGACGTGTTAACAATGTCGGACGGTACACAAATAACAGTTGATGCTGTTAGTACAGGCGCTGTTACACAGTTTACTATCGACAGCAGTACTGGCGACGAATCACTCAAGCCTGGTGACGTATTGACTATGGCTTCTGTTTTACCTGACACTGGCGACGAAAGCGGCTTTACTTTAACAGTTGGATCAGCTAACTTAGTAGCACAAAAAACAATTGATAGCTTAGACGGACAATTGTTCTTAGGAGTAACGCATGGTGTTGAGACTGGTGTTCCATCTGGTGCATTTACTGAAAGAGAAATTATGGCATGGGGAACGGAATTAACATATAACACTGGTACCGATATGAACCTCGTGGCTGCGGGTGACCGTATTGTATTCTCAGGCGGAGCAGGCGGCGAGATTACTTATACTTCACTTGGTGCCGCAACTGGTACACTATATGTACTAATGGATAGCGGCGAAGCTAACCCTGGCGCGGCAGAAACATTTACTGTTTATGACGATGCAGGCGCAACTACTTCAGTTGGTACAGTAGCTACTATAGTTGGAGGCACAGCAGGACAAGGCGGTACTGGGTTATTATTAGCCGATGATACAGGAAATGATATCTTTTACTACCAGTTGTTAACAGGAACTGCGGCTGGCACAGGTGTGAAAATCATCGGAACAACCTCAGGGCAAACAGCAACAACCTCAGGTGCTTCAAGCGCGAAAACCATTCCGAAGATTTACTTAGGTTCATATACTGGTACACTTATTGGTGCTTATGGCATCGGTGTTTTACCAGCTAACCTAACAGCTTCGGATACAATTGAGCCGTTAGTTGGTGTTACACAAACACCACCGAACAACGTAACATTTACTGTTACTGGCTTGATTAGTGGAGAAGATAGGGTGCTTGTTGGACCACGTGCGGCTGGTATTCTAGAGAAGGACCAATTCGCAGTAACCACTACACCACTAACAGCGACTTCAACCGCGTTGATTATTGATACTACTATACCTACAGATACACCGTCTACTGGTAATGTACGTATTGAAAATAACAGTGGTGTGTACTTACGTACTCCGTATTCATCATACACAGGTAGCACATTTACTATTACTGCTTACGGCGATGCTGCCGCAGTAACTAACAATGTGTTTATTGCGTATATTGATGAAACAGCGGCTGCAACCTCGGCGTCATTTACATCGGTTTTCTTGTCAACAAGGGACTTGTTTGTACGTGTACGTGATGGTGGTGTAACACCTATTAAGACTTTTGAGGCACCGTCTCAGTTGACTTCCTCAGGTGGTACTATTGCGGCAATTAGGACATCGGATCTATAACAGAGAAGATATAAGCACGTTCAAGAAAGGGCCTACGGGCCCTTTCTTTATGAATAAATACAACACATGGACACAAACTTACAATACCTATTAGCAAATTTAGACCAAACAATATTCGTAACAACATATCGTGTCGGTTCACATTCATTCAATAAATTCTTCGATGATAAGACAACAAATCGCGGAGCATATTCAACTGCGGATGCAATATTAGAATTTAAAAAAGCAAAAGACGTAATTGTAATATTAAGAGACCCAATTGATAGATATGAATCGGGTATAAAAATATTAAATAGAATCAATCGTCTACCTACTGAAAATTTATTAGACAACGTGCATATTATAACGCACACTTATCCCTATCTAAGCCCAATAGAAAAATATATTACCAAATATATTGCTTGGGTAGATATGCCTATATTTTTCCCGAGAGCAGGTCACGCAACTGTATTATACGACGAAATGCCGGAAATACACAACCCATATACAAATAACGAATTAGAGAACGAATTAGAAGCATGTAATCGCATTATACAACATACATCATGTCTAACGCTTGAGGAATTTGATGAAATACTCGACAATTTTAAAGTGATAAATACTTAATATGAAATACACAATAGCACAACATAATGGCGCGTTACTTAACTGTACCACAAGCCGGTAATAATTCCCTTAGAGATTTTTGTAGCAAACATCGAATTGCTTGTAGCGGGTACCAATACGAAACTGCTATTTCAACTATAGACAGCTATCAAAGTTTAGTAGTTATTCTTAGAAACCCGCAAGCCCGATACGAATCTGGCATGAGATTTTTATATGACGGAAACAATGTAACAGGACCATATGTCGAGCAACACACAGCGCCTTACTTAGACCATTTTGCGCATAAAGCAGTTCGATATATATTATTCGAAAATCTATATAAATATTTTGAGTATGAAGAAGAAGAATCGAAAGGTGAGGACAAATGGGCTGATGTGTACACCAACGGTGAGCTAGAAAAAGAATTAGAAACATATAATTATATAATTGACAACAACGATGAATTAACAGTTGAAGAATTTAATCAACTTTTTAATGGAGAAAGTAAATAATGATTGTAACTGTATTATGTGCCGACTCATACGAAGATGAGAACTATTTTGATTATGCGTTATCTCATTTTAAGTCGGACAAAGTATATGTAATGAGTGGGTATAAATGCGATGCTAGTAAAAAATTAAAAGATGCACCGCATATAGCTGATATGTCCGAAGTAACAGAAGACTTTCCGATATATGTATTTGCTCCGAAAAATGCGCGAAATTTTACACCTGATTTACAATTACAAGATTTTAACGCGCCAGAGGATTGTATCCTTGTATTCGGCCCAAACAATACACACTTAATGAAAGACCATTTAGGAGATAAGACACCAGCTAATATTGTAGAGATACCAACCGACGAGGATACAACAATGTATTCTTATTCTGCTTATTTAGTGGCAATGTGGCATATAAGAAATGGCTAACCAAATAACTGACAATAGAACCCAACTAGCCGATGCTGAGAATCTCACGGACGGTATTACAGGCACTTGGGTAGGGTCAACTTCGCCAGCACAAGCGATAGAAGTGTTTATTGAGGGTGCGGCCTCCATTGCTGACCAGCTAAACAACTCTGTGCGTACTATTCTGTGGAATGCAGGTACTACTATTGACCTCTCCGATACGCATATTTATATATGGGTTAACTGTGGTATTGTGGGACTACTTGAAACGCAAGCATTAGGCGGGATGGCTGTTAGATTTTGCGGCCCAGCCCAAGGTGACTTTTTTGAAGTATATGTTGGCGGCAATGATAACTGGCCCACAGCGATTAATGGTGGTTGGGTGCAATTTGCCGTTGACGTGGTGGCAGCGCAAGCCTCACCGAGCAACACAGGCGGAACACCACCAGCAATTACAGCAATCCAACATATTGGTATTGCTGGCGTAACAGTTCCAATGACAAAAGTTGGCGATAACTGTTGGGTTGATGCTATCTATTCACTAGCTGATGGCGTTCCTGGTATTATTGTTGAAGGTCGCAACGGTGGTACCACGCCGTGGGATAGTTCGGATATTTTCACTCAGCTAGGGACTAGCGCAGGCACATTTAGACCAGGTCCTGGAGGAGCATGGGTTATTAGTACTCCGATACAATTCGGCATCAACGACACGACTACTCATGAATTCTTGGACACTAACTTTATTTGGTTGTGGGATAACCAGGAATTTGTGGCGGCAGATTTGTATAAGATTTCTGCTTTAGGCGGAAGTGGCGGGACTACTAATGTTACGTTCGGGATTAAATCTGGGACTGGCGCAGATGCTACAGGTTCTCAAGGTGGTATTGTGTCGGCGGCAACAGCTGGTGTGCGATATGATGTTGATATGGATGATGCGAATTTAGACCTTGTTGGTTTTTATGGCGGCTCGTTTATTCACGGTGGGGATTTCCAATTAGATAGTTCAGTAGTTGAAGTTGTTAGTACTAACTATATTGACTGTACTTCGGCATTTACTGAGGGTTCACGGCAAACACGAATAGGTGTTGTTGCGGCAAATACTGCTGACGATGTGCCGTTCATGACATTAAGTAATATTAGCGGTGTAACAAATTCAACGTTTGAATTCTCGGATGGTCACGCTATTGAAATTGTCGGCCCGGGTGAACCTTCATCGCAATTTTTAACTGAAGTTTCTTTTGTGGGTTATGGTGCTGATGCATCTACAGATGCCGCTATAGAAAATTCAACAGGCAATACAATAACAATAAACGTAACTGGTACTTCACCTACGGTTTTAGACACCTCAGGCACAACAATATTAGTAGTTGCTCCAGTAACAACCACTGTTACAGTACGAGACAATAATGGCTCGCTTTTACAAAATGCTAGGGTATATCTAGAAGCGGCAGATGGAACTGGTGCGCTACCGTTTGAAGATTCTGTGTCTGTTTCAGTAACAGCAACAACCGCAACAGTTACGCATACGGCGCACGGTATGACAACTGGCGATCAAGTAAAGATAACAGGACTTAATCAGTCTGGTTACAATGGTGCCAAAACGATTACAGTAACCGGCGTAAACACTTACACTTACACAGTAGTTAACGATGGCACAGCAACAGGAACACCGATTGCTACAGGCATATTAATTAACGAGTTAACAACCGCAGGCGGTATCGCAGACGACACACGTTCAATTAGTGTAGCACAACCTGTTACAGGCTGGGTTCGCAAATCGTCCTCAGCACCATTCTTTAAAACATTCCCAATTACAGGCACTGTGAGTACTACTAATGGGCTATCTATAAACGTCCAAATGGTTCTAGACCAATAACAATCCAATCCTAAAATAACATTCTTATCTTTCTGATAAATAGTAATAACAACCTTACTCGAGGAAGACTGAGAATGGAAGAAAATAACACTAATATCATCGACGCAAATGTTATAGAAATCGATGAAACTACAGAAAACGAGACCCAGGAAATTAGTCTTGAAGAGGCTAAGGGTGTAATAGAATATAACTATCGTGCTCCACTTATCAGCGTAGAAGATGAATTTAAAAATCTCCCACAAAAAGAACAATCACGGTATATGCACAAACTAGCAAGTGCCATGAATCATGCGGCTAAACTGCTACAAGATGAACGTAATGAATTGCTAGTAAAAGTAGACAATTTAAAAGAAGATGTAAAGAACGCTGATGCGCAAGCTACTGTTCAAAAAAATATTAATCATCAATTAATGACAAAGATGAATGAAATAATACAAGAGAACGCAGTAGTATTACAAACAGAACAAAAAAGAGTTAAACAGTTAGAAACTGTCGTTAAGGCAGCGGGTCTATCATTAGAGCAATAATAGGAAAATAAATGTCAATTACATTAAGATCAGTTAAAGGCACAGCACTTACCCACGCAGAGTTAGATCAAAACTTTATCGATCTACGTGATTTGCCGACAGGAACAGTGTACCCGAGTGCGTCTAACGTGGGTATTAAAGTAGACACGGCTAGCCCGGATTGGGCGTGGGAAGACCTTGTTGGTACGTTATTTGTAGACGAATCTGACCTAGCTAATGCGGCAGTATTTACTAATTTTATAGGTAATATTAAAGCAAGGCAATTTATTAATGAACAGACTGATGTTGCGTATGTAGATTTCCATATACCGCACAATTATGTTGAAGGAACAGAACTGTATATACACGTACATTGGAGTCATTCTAACACAAATGTTACAGGCGGTTCAGTTACATGGGGCATAGATGCAACTTATGCAAAAGGACACCAGCAGTCAGCATTCCAAGCACCCATAACAGTAGCAATATCACAAAATGCTAATACTACACAATATACACATATGATTGCAGAAGGCCCATTAACTACACCGGGCGGTGCTGCGGGTCAATTTGACACTGCTATTATTGAAACAGATGGTGTAATTAACTGTCGTGTATTTTTAGATAGTAATGACTTAACTGTTTCCTCAGGCGTTAAGCCCGACCCCTTTGTACATTTTGTCGATATACACTATCAAAGCAGAGGCTTCGGAACAAAGAATAAATCACCGGACTTCTTCACGTAAAGGTAATCCATGGCATCTAGAATATTATATGTAGATGACGGGTACGCAGTTGGTGATAATTTTGTACAAACTGGTATAACTGTCGATTGGAAGAACAAAATTATTTTTGTTCCAAAAATCGCTATGACTTTAGTACAATCAACCCCATCTGTAATTTATCAATTAGACCTAAACGTTTTCCGCTTAACACTTAAAGAGCTTGAGGCAGAGGTTATCGACTCCGGTGCAGGTGGCATGTCGTTTGAAGATACGCACCAACATAACCCGCCCGTAACAGTAGGAGGTGTAACACTTGCTCGAGTTGTGGAGATTATTAACGATTACAGTGTTACTTTTGAAGACGATCAATATGCTGTTAACTTAGTAGGTGCTAACAGTAACGTAGGTGACCGTGTTAATGTTAACCAAGTTTCGGTACGTTCAGCTAACTCTGCTGGACTTGTAACTTCACAAGCTATTGAGTTTGGTGAGTACGGCGGTGGTGTTTATGTTAAACCATCCACAAATACCTCAGGAACAACCTACCCAGCCGGAACATTGCGCGAACCAGTTAACAACTTAGCAGACGCAAAACTTATTGCAACTGCGCGTGGTTTTAATAAGCTCTTTATTTTAGAGAGTATGACTTTACAAGATGAGGATTTTAGCGAATTTAAAATAGTAGGCGAAGGACCTACTGTTACAACAATTACAATAGCTAGTACTGTTCAATTAGAAAACTGCCAATTATCTAGCGCATTTTATCAAGGTGTGTTAGATGGCGGATCATTAATATTTGATGCGCATATAGGTAACATAACATTCTTTAACGGTGAGATTAATAATTGCCTATTAGAAGGTACAATAGAATTAGGCGGTACCACAGAAGCTATTCTGCGAGATTGTGCTTCGGGCGTTCCCGGACCGGGAACGCCTACTATTGATTGCAACGGTGACAGCCCTCCCTTAGCAATGCGTAACTATAACGGTGGTATAAGATTAATAAACAAAACAGGAAACACGTACCCTGCTATTGATGTAGACCTTAATAGCGGGCAGGTTATCGTAGATTCATCAATAACAGAGGGTGAGATTACTGTGCGCGGTATTGGTAAACTTACAGATAATACCGACCCAAATAGCAATGTTGTTATATATAATGAGATGCTAAATCCAGTTACACTAAACAAGGCATTGTTCAATGATGCAGTCGATATTGATATAATAGGCGGTACGGCTGGTTTAAAATACCCAACGGGCACACCAATTCAACCATCAAATACTATAACCGATGCACGAATAATTGCAGATACTAACAATCTTAAAAAATACAATATTGTAGGCACAACTTCCCTCGACGCTACATATTATGAATGGACCTTTGCAGGGGTTTCTTCAAACGCAACCGATATTGATTTTAATAATCAAGACGTAGGCGAAAGTATTTTTACCCTAAGCACTGTTCGCGGAACAATGAACAGCACTGATCCAGTTGAACTTAGAAACTGTGTAGCAGTGGGATTACAAAACTTCCAAGGAACGGCTATCGAAACCGCACTTGTAGGAACATGGACAATTGAGCCCGGTACTACTGCTAGATTTGTCCGTTGTAACCAAGGAGGCACAAAGCCAGTATTTGATTTAACTGGCACCGGAAATGTAAACTTCTCGCAGTATAACGGAAACATCACACTGTCAAATTTAGACGTATCGGCATCAACTATTGCCCTCGACTTTGCGTCGGGCGAAGTTGAAATATCCGACAACTGCTCAGCAGGTAATATTATTTTGCGTGGTGTAGGAACATGGACTAACAAATCTACATACGCGGGTAATGCTACTGTGATCGATGCTATGATTAGCACAACGAATATTTGGTCCGAGGATGTATCGACGTACCCAATCGGTACTGCGGGTTACTTGCAAGTACAAGCGGGTGATATATCAAATGCAAACATACAGATTAGTGGTTTAACAAGCGACCAAGCAAATACGTTGAATCAAATTGATGCCACCACATTAAGTTCTAATGTTACGATTACAAACATAGATAACCAACTTTCCAATGTTGTTCTTAACGGTGCGTTAAGCACTGACCAAGCAACTATGTTAATGGAGATTTACGCATTGTACGGATTAGATCCTACTAAGCCACTTATTGTTAGTGATACTGCTAGAACAGCAGGCGCTAATATTACACAAACTGTCGATTGTAATGTTACTACGAGCACCACTACTGTAACGAGGGTGTAACATGGCCTCCGGCACTAACAAGCCCTTTCACTATAACATAGCAACAGAAGGTGTTAACGCATGTAACCCTAAAATACTTGCTGTCTTAGGCTTCCTTAAAATAATAGATATTACTATTGAGGAACTGCCCGGAAAAGGCGGCCCGGTCGGCTCCACGGAAGGTCGCCTACCTCGATACAAAATCCATGTACGTGTAGCTTTAAAAGATATGTGGTGGGAAAGAGAATATATAGTAGATAAAAGTAAGAAAGTGAACGTAGTAGTTAAGTTCTTAAACAGCATAGCACACGCAATTACAGCAAGAGCTTACGCATTTTTGAAGAAAGTAAGACAACCTAACGTGAGTGTGAAGGCAGAAATTATTGATAAAACAGATAAATAATAGTAACAAATATCTGTATATGGATGAAAAATGGCAATAACCAGTCTAAACTTAAATCAACAAAACGACCTGGAGTTTTCAGTAGCAGTTTCGGGTGCAAACAGCAACAATGCGAAAACACGATTCTGCATTGTAACCGAGGATAAAGAGATCGGCTTTACTGGTCTATTAGAGAACGGTTCTGTTAAGTTTTGTATCCCTAAATTAGAGAGTTTACTAGAAGCTGGCACATATGAGTGTAAGCTAGAAATTATGGTAGACGAGTATTACTTCATGCCTATTAGTGAAACCATAGAATTTAAAATGCCAGTATCAGTCAGCGAAGCTAAAGTAGTTGACAGTGTAGAACCAAAAGAAAAACCATCTGTATCTATTAACAAAATGAAAGTAAGCGAATCTGCGCCGGTAGAACAATCTGTAACAACGGCTGAACACCCAGCTACAGTTACAACTACGCAAACTGTAAAACAAACTGTAAAAGCTAAACCGATTGATAGTGCGAAACAATACAAGATCGCAAAGCTGGTAGCAGAATCGCTAAAATATAAAACTAAGCCTACCCAAACACCTACTGACATTATTAACGAATCTCTAACTAACAGTCCTAATAAACTGTCACGAAAACAAGCTAGCCTGCTTAACAACATGTTAAAAGCAGCCAGTCAAGCTAGCATTGATTTTGATAAGAACCTGTTAGGTAAGATTAAAATCTTATAATATAATTTTACTTCTGTCAAACTTCCTAAACGCTGTATAATACGTTTCGAAATCATCTACTGTTTGACGAGCGTGAAACAGTTCTAGTGGTACTTTCTTAGAAAAAGTAACGATAGGAATATGATAGGTTTTTATGATATATTCTAGTCGCGAAATATCCTTCCTCAACGCATCAAGAATAATTGTTTTATAATTTATATCCGAGACAACTTCTATCAACCAATGATGATATTCATTCTCTGGATTATAGTTTTTAGCAACTTCTCGCAATTCGTAATACAAAGCTCTTACTGGGTTTATAGCTGATCTATATTTCTTGCTTATGCTAGAAAAAATAAAACTACTATGTGTCGTAGACAAATTATCCATTACATCTTTATACTCTCTAGTAAGAGTTCCCCTTAGCATCTTGACAGTACGGTCAACTACACGGTCAAAATTATCTTTTAAATTATCGGCTATATCCTTATGTCTCGGAGACAGCTCGCTATGTAGTCTCAGGATGTCGTCTAAGGTATACATACGATGTAATAAAAGTTTTGGGAGAGTGTTTGTCTTTTGGTATTTGTCTAGTGCGCTTTGTATCTGAAGTACATCGAAGTTTATCACTTCACCTTTCTTCATACATATATTTATTAAGAATTAATAGCAAGTATAGTATGTAGTTTTTCTGTACCTTTGTTTTGCTTAAGAGTAGTTTTTGCGCCAGCGTGTAAAGGCTGTGGCCAAACGCCAATGTCAACCCACGCATAGCCTGCGCTTTCTTCATTTAGAATAGGAGTAAATTCTTCGTCTACTACATACACAAAACTGTAATAGTAAAACTTTTGATCTCTACTTTGATATATGTCTATAGGATTGAGTTTAGTAAGTTCAGGAACAAATCCTATTTCCTCACCTAGCTCACGCTTAATAGCATCATAGGGTGTTTCGTTTGCTTCTAATGTGCCGCCCCAGAATCCCCAAGTATGCTTGAAACGTTTTTCAGATTTTCTTAATTGTAGTAAACAGCGTCCTGTGTCTTTAGCTAAAAAGACAACGCCTGCGGCTATAGTCATAATAGTATTTAACTATATTAGAGAACTAAAACCCAGTAACCTGGATTATAAGTGCCTTCATAACTGTTAATCCACTGCGAGCCTGTCCACTTGTATTGTGTAGAACTAGCAGTACTTGTTACGTAATTTTCGGTTGACACATTACTAGAATCGTAAGACACTATCCAGCTGTTACTGTCAGCGTCGAATTCGATAATATCATTTTCTCTAGCTAAGATATCCCACGCTAATGTAAAATTAGCTTGGCCCGCCACTAATTCTAAATTTGATGTCTCGGGTATCTCTGGCGATCCTGGATCTGCTATGCCGGTATTAAACCCTGTAAATGAATAAGTGTATGAATTATTAGCAAAGTCTAAACCATCGTATCGTACTAATTCAACAATAGTTTTCAAGTCGTTTTCAAATGTAATACTAATAGAGGTCGGCAAATTATCAACACCAGGGGCAACGGTAATGTCTACGCGCCCGATTTCAACCTCCGGGAAAAACCCTACAGCAAAAATCCCATCATTAGGGAAAGAATCGATATACGTAGTAAACGGATTCCCGTCGTATAATACATCAGTGTTGGCCGCAATTAAGCCGGGCTCACCCAAATAAACATTGCTTGTATCGTACCAACCTATCTCAGCAATCTCGAAACTAGATTTGTCCGGACCCTGTAAATCGTTAATTATAATAGTCCAATTGCTTGAGCTTTCCACGTTACCTAATGTAGGCGGAACTGCCGGTACTGCCGGAGTAATAACGGTTTCATAAACTGCAGGACTTATATCCTCAGTAAGAAGGTAACGTTGTCCTGCAGATGCAGGGTCAAGCCCGTCACCGGGATAAACAGCCCTAGGGTCTATAATGCTATCAACACTAGATACGGTGTTAGTAGGCAACGTGTCAGAATCTAACGTAAACGTCATCGTATTATTTGACAGGCTTATACCTCCTACAATAACATCTGTATCGTTCTCAGGATCGTTAGTAGTGTTTAATTTAAGCAAGCTAGTAGTAGATACAGTGCCATACATCTCAATGACATTGTTCCACGATTGCTCTATGCCAGCGGAATTAAGTAACACAGCAGAACTGCCGCTAATTTGTAAGTAATAATCTCCTGGAGTAACAATAACCTGCGCAGTATTTTCTATACTGCTAAAGAAGTCATAGTAATCATTATCGAATCCTAAGTCTGCTATACTATCTACAGTGTGAATATCTGCAATAATTTTTTGTATAATAGATTGCGCCTTAACCTTAGCTGGAGGAGAAATCCAAATAGGCACCTCAAATGTAAGCGTAGCAATATCTAAACTTTCATCAACGCCGGCTGGCACACTTCTGCTAGTCCACGAAGTATTAGTTAATGTTATATTAAATACGTTAGACCAATCTAGCGGATTGCTATTGCTTTGTAACTCTAGACTAGGATTAAACAACACAAAAATTTGTTCTAATAATTGTAATTTAGTATCAGTGTTTGTAGTCCAAATATCAACTTGTAATGTAAGATCATACGGAACAGGCATATATTTTTGTACAGTGTACAAGTTGCCCTGCTCAGAAGAGTATGTGCTAGTGTCGGGATCATATAAACGTTCAGCTACTTGTTTAGTGTCTACGTTCATTGGATCTTGTGCGCGTTCTCTCGATAGCTGTAACTCATTAATGCTTAGTGCTATAAACGGCGCAGAGTTTACGACGTTCTCTGAGTTGTTCCTCAAAATACTCGATACCATTCTGCTAGCATCACCATAACGAACAGGCACTCGATTGTAACTGGTGCCGGTGCTTGACACTTCCTTTACTTGA